CTAAGTTCTCCCCCCATCCCAATGACAGTAGCAGCGTCTCCTCCACGCCACGCACGCTGTCAGCGGCTTTTTTGCCAGCCGTAGGGATGTTTGCGACCGGTTGTTGTCTGCCGGTCGTTTTTTTATTCAGTGTGTTTTCCATGATCGCATTCTCTTTTTTTTGTCCGTTCACTGTCGTTCCTAGGCGTTCCTAGTTTTTAGGGTGATCCGTGTACAAGCTCTTTTACGGTGATGAAAACGAGGCCCTGCGCTCTGCGATAGAGAGCGGAAAGGGCTACAAGGCGACAGCGGCATACCTCTGGCCCTCCCTCAAGCCAGAGACGGCCTACGCCAGGATCAAGGCGTGTGTGAACGAGGATAAAGCGGAGAAGTTTGCCTTCTCGGAAATCATCGCGCTGTGCAACTTCAATGGGCGATTCGATCCACTGATGTATGCCTGCGATGAAACCCACCATGACCGCCCGCAAGAGAGGGCGCCTGCGGATAAGCACGCGCAACTGATGCAGCAATTTATCCAGACCGGCGAGCAGATGAAGCGCATTGCCGATCAGATTGAACGTTTGGGAGCTAAGCCATGAGCGGACAGATTGAAGTAGGCAAGTGGGCGGTGATGTACAAGCCCATGCCTTGTTGTGGTGATCGCCAATATCAAAACCTTCCGTTCGTCGTTACGGAAATCAGGAATCAATGGGGTACCTGCACTAAATGCAGAGCCAAATTTTTCTCGCTCGGCGTCTTCGGCGTTGGTGGTCATCCGATGTATAGCGCCAACATTGAAATCTGCAAGCGCATCGATGATTTGGAAGACCCCACCGAAGAAACCAAAGAGCTAGAGCTTGAACTGTGACTACTGCTTTAAGCCTCTCTATAAAAGTAGAGGGAAGTATTTGTATGTTGTTGTAGGGGATAAGAAGGTTCACTACAGATGTGAATTTCTTATCAGGACAGAACCCCGTAGGAACTAGCCGCGCCCCACAAGCAGGGGCGCTAGGAGAGCAGAGTGAGCAATATCCACATCCCTCAGCGATTGTCCGGCGAGGACTTCGAGTCCTACAAGCAGCGCCGCCGCGATAGCCAAGCCGCCATCAAGGAATACATCGACAACCCGCCCAAGTCGAATATTCGGTGGCACAAAGTCATGGTTGGTCCGTGGCAATTCAAGATGATCAGCCTGAACCGCCTGGACAAGAAGTCCGCGCGTTACCAAGCGAGGTAATCATGACCGCACGCGAAAAAATCGCCGCCCATCTCGCAAAGGGCAAGACCATTACCCCGGCCCAAGCCTACGCCTGGTTCCACACCATGAGCCTCAGTCAGCACTGTGGAGCGCTCAGAAAGCGCGGGATGAAGATCGGCTCATACATCAAGCCTGGGCATCGCTACGCGGTCTATTACTGCGTCAACACCTGACCATAGCTTAAATGGAAGAGCACCTTGGCCCTGATCCAAGGGGATGCGGGTTCGAATCCCGCTGGCAGGTTCCGAATCTAGAGGCAGACGTTTGAATCACTACCCGCATCACATTGGAGACTACCTGAAGGACACAGCTCACCTGTCCTTGCTGGAGCATGGATGCTACCGCCGATTACTAGACGTTTATTACACCCGCGAGAAGCCATATCAGGATGCAGTTGAGGCATGCAAGTTGATCGGGGCAAAAACTTCGCAGGAAAAGGCCGCTGTAGGCGTGCTGCTGTCGGATTACTTCAGGGAAGAACCGGATGGCTGGCATCAAAGACGATGCGATCAGGAAATAGAGGTTTACCAATCAAAAGCGGAGGCAAACAGGGAAAACGGCAAAGGTGGTGGCAGGCCAAAGAAAACCCAAACGGATACCCAAAAAAACCCAGATGGTTTCTGGAAACCGCAGGACACCGAAACCCAAAAAAACCTTAACCAAGAACCAATAGCCAATAGCCAAGAGCCAGTTAAAAAACAAAAGCCGCGCAAAGCGCGCGTTGTTGAAATCCCGCCGTGGATGCCAATGGCGGTTTGGGAAGAGTTTCGAGAGTACCGAGGCAAGAGCTTTACCGACCTATCGCAGATCAAGGCTATTGCGACGCTGGGCGAACTCAGAGCGGCCGGCAATGACCCGGCAGCGGTGCTGAATCAAACCATTGCAAGCGGCTGGAGTGGGCTGTTTCCACTGAAAAATCAAAAGGCAAATCATGTCAGCAAATCCGATGAACGAAAGGCCACACTCGATGCACTTACCGGCAGAACAAGGCCCCGAGAAAAGGACATTACAGCCGATTCCACTGTCGTGGGTTGACCGGATTTTTGCTCGCATGAATGCCTTCTACGGGTCGAAACTGGCTGATGCCTGGACCGGCTCAAACCTGGATGAAGTCAAGGAAATCTGGGCCGAAGAACTCGGCGGCTACAGCCCCGAAGAAATCCGCGATGGCGTTGCCGCGATGAAAAAGCGCGACTGGCCCCCGACCCTGCCTGAATTCCTGAAACTTTGCCGGCCACCGATTGAACCGGCTACCGCCCACGCCGAAGCCTGCGAGAAATATCCCCGCTGGCTGTCTGGCGAAGATGTGAACTGGACTCGCCCCGAGGTCTTTTGGGCCGCGCAAAAGGTCGGCGCGTGGGAACTCAAGAACACCCTCTATCGCCAGCTTGAAGGGCGATGGACCAAGGCACTTGACGAAGCCTCCAGCGATGACCCGCCGAAGGCCAAGAAAGCCCTGCCAAGCACTTCTGAGGCTTATGCCGACCCCGAGGTAAAGGCCAGGGTGGCAGAAGGACTACGCCAGCTTGCAACGCGCATGCGCATGCCTGGAACCCCACAACGTCAGCGCGATGACTATGCATTCGATGTGGAGCGCATGGCGGCTGAGGCTGATTTGGAAAAGCGCGGCGAGATTATTTAACCGGCAAGCGTAGCCGTAGATACGCAAGGAGATTTGCATGGATGGTGAAACCGTATTGATCGAAACATTCCAAGGCGGCGCCGTTGAATGGGGCGTTAGCTTCACCAGCGGGAACCCGGAAGCCGCTGACTACGTGGCATGCGCTTCTTCTGATGATGCTGCTCGCCTTAAAGAAAAGGTTGATGGGGATCGCAAAAAGTTAGCGGCAGTCTCTGGATGGATAGAGCGATGGTCTGACGAAAAAGTGAGCGGCGACCCGTGGTTTTTTGCGGCACAAGAAATTAATTCAATTCTGCAATAACGCGGAAGGAAATTTAAATGTTTGAGATGTTTGAAAAACTGGCTAAAGCAGCCATTGGAATAGTGGTTGAAACACCGGTAGCTATCGTCGCTGATGTGGTTACTTTGGGCGGAGTACTGAGCGATAAAGATAAGCCGTATACGGCAACGGCAGTTGAAAAGGTAGTTAAGAACATTTCTGAGGCATCTGAATAAATGCGCAACGCCGCCCGAGTGGACAAAAATCAGCCAAGCATAGTGGCCGGACTGCGGGCGGCAGGGTATTCAGTAGAGATTATTGGGCTACCTGTTGATCTTCTTGTTGGATGGGGAGGAACTGGCGGGAATACTGGTAAGTCAGCGCTGCTAGAAATCAAGCTACCAGAGAAGCGAAAAGACCTTACCGAGTTTCAGAAGAAGTTTATTCCGGCTTGGAGAGGGCCTGTGTGTGTGGTTACGAGTGTTGATGAGGCGATTGAGTTTCTAGAGTCTATTTAGGAGGTAGTGATGACGCCGTTCGAATTAGATATTTTGTTCTATTACTACAGCCATGCAGACGACCATCCGGTAGTTACTGAAAATCCCCCAATCTGGGTGCAGACGCGAGATTGGTTCATCGATCAGAACCTTTTGCAGCATGGCGGGGCTTTTGATCGCGCTTATTCGATTACCGAGCGTGGGCAGTTTTACATCAATGAAGTCCTAAAGATTCCGTTGCCAGTGCGTACGTGGGCGATTCCATGGCCTGAATCTCAGGAAGATTAATTGGGCAGCTACGACTAACAACCGCGTCGCAAAAGCAGCGACGCTAGGAGAGTGCGAAATGGAATTTGAATCGTTTCAAAAGATTCCCCGTTTGAGCCGGGAGTGCACCATCACCGAGAAGATCGACGGCACCAATGCGCAAATCTTAATTCATGCGCTTGAAGGGTTTCCGGTCGAAGGCGCCACTTGGCAGGCCGATGGTGTGGCTATCTTTGCAGGCAGTCGCAACCGCTGGATTACGCCAAACGATGACAACTTCGGCTTTGCCAGCTGGGTGGCAGATCATGGCGAAGAACTCGCTGCCGGTTTGGGTTTTGGCCGCCATTTTGGCGAATGGTGGGGCGCTGGCATAGGGCGCCGATACGGTTTGCAAGAGAAGCGGTTTAGCCTGTTTAACGTCGGCAAGTGGAACGCCGAGAACAAGCCTGCATGCTGCCATGTCGTGCCGACCCTTTACAACGGCATCTTTGATTCCGGGATCATCTTTGAAAAATTGGCCGATCTGCGGCTAGACGGAAGCGCGGCCGCGCCCGGATTTATGAATCCTGAGGGAATCATCATTTACCACCACGCCGCCAATCTCTACTTCAAAAAGACTTTGGACAAGGACGAGGAGTGGAAGGGCAAACAAGCCGCCTAAAGCGCCGCTGCATCTGCGGCGCGGCAATCACCTAAGGAGTGACTCTCGTATGAAAACGGACAACCCAAAGCGCACATCAATAGAACAATTCAACGGCCCAAAGAAAGCAGACATCACAACAGACGACCTACCAGTAAGACAATTCAAACCCTGGAAACCCCAACAGCAAACCATCGTCCACAGACCAGGAAGCCTGGACTACAGACAGATAAAGTCAGCTTACTCGGAGAAGCCATGATCGCAATCTCAATTTTTATTCTTCTTTGGCTCGCCAGCGGGGCGCTCAGTTTTATCTACTGGTGGACAAAGGAATTCGACTTCACATCCGAAGAGATTGCATTTTGCATGTTCATTTCGATTGGCGGCCCGATAACCTTCATTGGGGGATGGATTGTGCATGGAGACGAACTGCTCGATAGTAGGCGTGTACTTTTGCGTCGCCGGGGTAATAAATGAGAAGCCAAATAACTGTAAGCAAAGATCACCCGCTATTCCATGCTTTTGGATGGAAAGAATGCGGCACTTACACGGTATATAACCAGGACGGCAGCATCACGACTTGGGGATGGAGTAGGGAATACGACGGCGCCGGGGAAATGATATCCAATACTTGTGAGCCGATTTCCACTCTGGTTCCGCCTCCGCGCAAATCATTCTGGAAAAGGTTGTTTGGATGAGCATCGAACGCTATAGCCGCGCAGTAGAGTCCAAGAACCTCCAATGGCGAGACTACACAGTCTTGGATATCGACTGGATAGCCGCCGCTGGCGCAGTCTCCATCAAAGACGCTTTACCGGCCCAGGTGGCCCGCTGGCTGGCTGGCGACTACACCCAAGTATTCCCCATCATGAGGGCCGTACAGAACCGCTATGGTAAATCCTGGACCCTTAGCGACGCAGCAAGGGACCAAATCCAAGACGCCCTAGACTGGTGGCGGGACAGGAAATGTAGGAACTGTGAAGGGCGGAGATACATGGCGATTCCCGACACCCCAAATCTTTCAGACACCCCCTGTCCGATCTGCAAAGCAACGGGACTCGAACCCCACAGACACGGAACAGAGGCAAAAGCCTACAGCTACACCCTGGCTTTGATGGACGAATCAGCAGCAGCCGTATACAAGATAAGGGAAAAAGCCCTTGCAAGTGCCTAAATGTTGTGGTACAAATAGCATTGTTGTACGTCGCGCAGGACCAGAGGGTACGCCCCGAGGTAGATAATGTGTGGCGAAGCTTTCTCTAAAGCGTCAAGAAGAAGTGATTTGCGTAGCAGCGGCAGCCAGTTGAAGCAGGCCGGGGAGCGTAAATCGAGAAGTCACTTCTTGTTGGTGATGCGAAAGCATGCGGACGTACGCCGCGATGCTCAACAGTGGATAGCGCAGTGCAGACACGGCTACCTGAGAGCCGCCAACAGCCAAGAAGCAAGCGGACGGAGTAGAACCCGAAAGGGAGTCGAAGTGCCTGATCAGCCCGTCCTCTTACTTGTTGGTGATGGATCGACTCAAGCTGGCTTAGTAGGGTGGTGCTGAAAAGCGGGCGCGATATCGATTTGCTGGTTAGGCTCTGAGCGAGCAACGGACAACCAATCCGGGAGAGCGGAAATAGCGACCCCCAACCAGTCGCCAACAACCAAAAAGTAAGCGCGTGTGACATAAAACTATCGGGCGGACCCCCTTGAACAGTCCGTAACTCACCCGAGCGCGCTTTCTTGTTGGTGATGCGAAAGCTTCGACCGTGCGAGCCGGCCTGGGCCAAAAACACGGGTGACACCGGATCGGCCACCAACTTCAATTGCAGTAGCGCCGAGCGAGGGTTTCGGTTGGGCGCCCCAGTAGCCGCGAGAGCGGATATTACCCAGTCAAAGCGCAAGACTGGTTGAGGCCGTAGTAAATCTACGGAAACCGATGACAGCCGGAAAGACGGCAACCCTATCGCCCCTGTCAGAAATGACCGGGGCTTTTTTATTGCCAGCGCGGTCCCAGTGGCAAATAACGGCCGCAGTAGGCGACGAGCAAAGTGCGGACTTTCACTGGAACTCACCCAGGTTTCCCCGCAGCGGGCGCTTACAACTTATATTAACGAGGTTTAACGTGTCCTTTCCAAAAGGCGCGCCCCGGCCACCTGGGGCAGGCCGCAAGAAAGGTTCGGTCAATAAAGTCACTGCCGAACTCAAAGACATGATCCTGACGGCCCTGGATCAAGCCCATGATGGCGGGGGTGTCGAATACCTTAAGGAGCAGGCTAAAGCCAATCCCACGGCCTTCCTGAGTCTAGTTGGTAAGACCCTCCCTATGACAGTAGGTGGGACGGGCAAAGACGGCAAGATTCTTCACAAGGTCGAAGTTGTCATCATCGACCCTGCGGCTTGAAGTCCCGCGCAAGTTAAAACCGTTACTAGGCAATAAACGATACAAGGGCGCGTACGGGGGTAGAGGCGGGGCTAAGTCCCACTTCTTTGCGGAACAGATCGTTCTCAGGTGCTATACCAGCTTTACAAGAGTCGTCTGCATCCGCGAAGTCCAAAACTCGATCAAGGACTCAGTCAAACAACTCCTGATCGACAAGATTGCAAAGTTCGGACTGGAAGACAGTTTCCGCGAGCTGGAAGGCGAGATCAGAGGCCCGCACGGCTCAATCATTATCTTTCGCGGGATGCAGTCCTATAACGCTGACAACATCAAATCCCTAGAGGGATACGATATAGCCTGGGTAGAAGAAGCCCAGACGCTAAGTCAGACCAGCCTGGACCTACTTAGACCCACCTTGAGAAAGGACGGCTCTGAACTCTGGTTTAGCTGGAACCCACGATACAAGACCGACCCGGTAGACAAGTTCTTTCGGAAAAATCCTCCTGCTGAGGCTGTATCGGTCTTTGTGAACTGGCGGGATAACCCCTGGTTCCCACAGGTCTTGCAAAAGGAAATGGCCCATGACTTCCAAGTCGATCCTGACAAAGCGGAGCATATTTGGAACGGTGGATACGGGTCAAGCCAAGGCGCCATTCTTGCGCGATGGGTATCTCAGGCAGAGCGAGAGGGACGCATACATGCTCAAGTTTTATATGACCCTTTCGGCTCCCCAATCGAAGTCTCTAGCGATTTGGGCTTCAGGGACACGGCGTCCTGGTGGTACTGGCAGCGAAAAGTAGGCGGCTACACCCTGCTCAAGTATGACGGCGATTCAGGTCTTGACGCTGATGACTGGATACCCCGCATTCAGGCTGAACTACTAGGTTTCAAGCTAGGGAAGATATGGCTGCCCCACGATGCCAAGGCAAAGACCTTCCAGTCCAAGCATACGAGTATCGAAAAGTTCCTCAAAGCCTTCCCTAGTCAGGTTGATGTAGTCCCCCAGACAAAGAAGCTTGACCAGATCAGCGCGGCTAGAGAAGTCATCCAACGCTGTGAATTTAGTAAAGATGATTGTGAGGACGGCCTAGACGGACTCAGGGCCTGGGAATACGAGTGGAACGACGACAACAACGTCTTCTCCAAAGAACCCCTACATAACTGGGCATCGCACCCATCAGACGCATTTGCGTATGGCTGTCAGGTCATGCAGCTATACGAACCCGTGAAGACAGTAGCCGACCCCATGAGGGGTATCACGGTAGGAAACAACAAGGTCACATTGGACGAACTATGGCGCATGACGCCCAAACCATCACACAGGATATGACATGGCATCGTTAGTGAATATGGGCGGTACCCCTGTCAATCTGTCAGCCTCTGGTGCGGTATCCCTGACGCCTGGAACCCTGATTGGGTTCTATGTGAACAGCACATCTTCTGGGACCATCGTTCTTAAGGACGGCGGCACCAGCGGTACGGCTGTTACCGGAACCATTACCCCCGCGATCGGCTGGCACGCCTTTAACGGCACCTTTGCCACGAATTGCTATGCCACCCTCGGTTCAACCATCAACGTAACATTCATCTTCCAAGCCTGATGGCGATCAATGGTAAAGGGCGCCCTACCAAGGAGCAAAAGAAGGAACGGGACCTTTACCAAGAGTTAATGGGGCTAGTCACGGCCTATGACCGTGATTTCGAGAAATGGACCAAGCGAACCGAAGAGATTATCAAGAAGTACCGGGACGAACAACGAAAGATTGGAGACACACAGTCCAAGTTCAACATCCTGTGGAGCAATGTCCAGACCTTAGTCCCCGCGACTTACGCCAGACTTCCACAGCCTGATGTATCCCGGCGTTTTAAGGACCAAGACCCGGTTGGACGGGTGGGTGCTCTAATCATTGAGCGGGACCTGGACTACGACATCAACCACTATTCAGACTTCAGAAGCACCATGAAGTCGTGCGTATTGGACAGGTTCCTAGGTGGGCGTGGGACGGCCTGGGCGCGGTATGAACCCCATATCGAGGCCAAGGTACAAAACACCCCGACCGATGGGGTAAACGTCACCGAGGACATAGATGAGCCGGAAGAAGAACTCGACTACGAGTGCGCTCCCATTGATTATGTTCACTGGCGAGACTTCGGCCATAACGTCGCCCGGACCTGGGAAGAAGTCCATACGGTATGGCGCAAGGTCTACATGGGTAGGCAGGCGTGTATTGATCGTTTCGGGGAAGAGTTAGGCAGTCAGATTCCTCTCGACTCTCGACCAGAGGGTCAGAATAAAGAGAAGGAAGACCAATCCGACACCAGGGCATTGGTCTACGAGTTCTGGGTAAAGACCAGCAAAAAAGCGCTGTGGGTATCTAAAAGCTTAGGGAAAGTACTAGACAAGCGCGATGATCCGCTTGAGTTGGAGCAGTTCTTCCCTTGTCCTAAACCCTTGTACGCCACGCTCAGTAATGAGAGTCTTGTGCCGGTTCCTGACTTCGCGTTGTATCAGGATCAAGCAAGAAGCCTGGATACGCTCTGTGACCGCATTGATGGTCTTATCCAGGCCCTACAAGTCAAAGGTGTCTATAACTCGGAATTTCCAGAGATTGGCCGGTTGTTCACTGAGGCAACCAATACCAACCTGATCCCGGTAAAAGCCTTTAATGCCTTTGCTGAGAAGCAAGGGCTTAAAGGTGCATTGGATATGGTGGACTTGACGCCAATCTTCAATGCATTGACTTCGGCGTATGAGGCCTTTCAGCAAGTCCTCAAGCAGATTTACGACATCACAGGTCTGGCTGACATTATCCGGGGCCAGTCAGAGGCTTCTGAGACCGCGACTGCTCAGCAGATTAAAGGGCAATACGCCAGCCTTCGTTTGAACTCGATGAAGCATGACGTAGCGTTGTTTGCTACCGAAATCCTTCAGCTTAAAGCCCAAGTCATGTTGGGCAAGTTCGAGCAAAGTACCTTGCTAAAGATGGCGGCTGTAGACCAATTGAGCCAACAGGATCAGCAAATGATCCCGCAGGCCATGGAGCTACTTAAGAACGAACCCATGCAGGGCTTCCGCATTGATATTGCAGCGGACTCTCTTGTCCAGATCGATGAGCAGGAAGAGAAACAGGCCCGTACAGAGTTTATCAAGGTCATTGGGACGTATCTGAAAGACGCTCAGCCTGTTGTGCAGGGCGCTCCGATGCTTGCTCCTCTCGTACTCGAACTGCTTAAGTTCGGTGCGACTGCATTTAAGGTCGGGAAGACCGTTGAAGGCCTGATCGATGAAACCGCTGAGAAGCTCAAGGCAGCAGCAGAACAAGCCATGAGCCAGCCCAAACCCGATCCTGAAATGGAGAAGGTCAAAGGTCAGCAGATGGCAGAACAAGCCAAATTGCAGGCAGACCAACAAGCAAAATCCGCTGAGTTCCAGCAAGAGCAGATGCGCATGCAGATGGAATCGCAGTTCGAACAACAGCGTCAGCAGATGGAAGAAGCCGCACGGGTACGGGAACTCCAGATGGAGGCCTCGATTGAACAGGCCAGGAACCAGATGGAAGCCCAAAGAGCGGCAATGCAGGCCCAGCTAGACGCCGCCCTAAAGAGATTCGAAATTCAGGCTAACAACGAAGCAAAGATCGAAGTCGCGGAAATCTCCGCTAACGCCACCCTACAAGCAGCACAAACCACTGCGGCAGAGTCCGCGACAGGAGCAGAGTAAATGGCTTATGCAAAAGAACTCGTCGCAACCGGTTTTTCTCCGGGTCAAGCCGGGGGTGTTGGTGGTCAGTACAACGCCACCACAGCCGCAGGTAGTGCAATCACTGACGCCGCTACCGTGACAGCTTCCATGAGTGTTGTGGCCGGCGCTGATGGCACTAAAGGCGTCCTCCTGAATGGCCAGGTCGGGGATGAGGTTTGGCTGTTCAACAACAGCGCATCGACCCTCAAGGTTTATCCCGAGACTTCCTCGGTTGCCATCTGTGTTCCAGGAACGGGTACGGGCACAGGCGGAGCTGCATTTTCCCATCTGACCTACAAGACCGCGATCTACAAGAAAGTGACCTCCACTCAATGGCTGGTCAACGTCACGGCATGAGGAAGCGGTATATAGGTATCCCCGGTGGGGGATGGGCGGAACTCGGAGAACCCGAGACTTCTGATGGCGTGATGATCATGCCGGACATTGAACCCTACCAGAACATGGTTGACGGCCAGATGATTACCAGTCGTTCCCAACATCGGGAATTCCTCAAGAAACACAACCTGGTCGAAGTCGGTAACGAGGTGAAGGCACATATGGATCAAGTCAAGCGGAAAGACATTCCGCGTGATCCTCGTTTGAAGCAAAGATTGATCGAAATCGCAGCGGAAAAACTCCGCTATGGCTGAACCGCTTGCCACAAAACTTGCGGCAATCATAGCGCAAGGGCAAGCACCGGTTTTGCCTGCAAATCAAGAGTTGGCCTATCAAATATGGCGACAAAAGAACAATGTACCTGAGTCGTCTGATTACAACATGCGCGGCTTCTATCAGTCGCTTGCTCTGCCATCTGCCAGGGGTTCGGCCATCAATCCGAATGATGGGCAAATGCACTACCCAGACACTTTTAAGTTGCCAAATCATCCGACATTCTCCACGGATAGCGGGTACTACAACCCGGCAACAATGCCGCAAACGCCAACTTGGGCAGGTGGTCCCATAGGCGATACAGGACAAGAATCCTGGATGCTCAGACGCCCCAACGGACAAGTCGTTGAGCGAGAGGCGCCTTGGGTAAACAAGGGTTACAAAAAAGGTTTGCTTTCATTTTAGACGCCCTACAGGCAAAGGATAGATATGGCTGACAGCCTCAGAGAAGCACTCGTTACCGCGATGGAAACTGCGCCAGTTGAGGTGGCTCCCGAACCCGCTCCCGTTGAGAGCGCCCCGGTCGAAACAGAGCAGCAGAAAGCGGACCGAGCAAGAGACGAGGCTGGACGCTTTACAAAGAATTCGACGGAACCGGCATTAGGTGGGGGGAAGCCAACAGCTAATGCAGTGACCCCTGCCGTGCAGCCGGCTGCCGTCGAACCACGTAAGCCGCCTTCTTCATGGAAGAAAGAATATTGGGAGCAATTCGCCCAACTCCCCGAACCCGTTGCAAAGTACATTGGGGAACGCGAGGAACAGTTCGCCTCAGGTGTTTCGACCTACAAGCAAGAGGCTGAGAGAGCCAAAGTCCTGTGGGATGCGATTGCCCCATTCCAGGAGGATTTGAACCGATACAACATCCAGCCCACTGACTGGATTCGGCAACTCGGCACAGCCCACCAGATGCTGGCTAAGGGCTCTCCAGAGCAGAAGCTTCAGATGTTCCAGAAGCTTGCCCAAGATTACAACGTCCCTTTGCATGCCGTGCAAACGGGACAGGTTGACCCAGTTTCGCAGTATGTATCCCCGTTGCAAGAGCAAGTGCGCCAACTCCAAGGCCAACTCAACAGTTGGCAGCAGGAGAAGGAGCAAAGCGAGCAACAGAAATTGCAGTCCGATATACAAGCATTCGCAGCACAGCATGAGCATTACGAAGCGGTAAGAGACCAAATGGCGGGACTACTCCAGTCAGGAATCGCAACCGACCTTCAAGGCGCCTACGACAAAGCCCTAAGACTCAATGACGACCTTTGGAAAGCCGAACAACAACGGCAATCCGAAGCGGCAGCAGAACGCCAGCGTCAAGAGCAGCAGGCCCGCGTCAACAAAGCCAAGTCCAACGCTGTCAGCCCACGTTCGGATACACCGAGCGGAAGCATGGTAGGCGAAGGAAAAAAAGGTCTGCGCAGCAACCTGGAAGAAGCAGCAGCTTCAATTCTGGGAGGCGGCAGGTTATGAACCTGATTAGGAGTCCATTATGGCATTCGCCAATAGTGCGATTTCGGACATCATCGCGACCACGATTCAATCTCGTACCGGTGAACTAGCCGACAACTGCACGAACAACAACGCCCTGCTGCGCCGCCTGAAAAGCAGGGGGAACGTCAAGACGTTCTCTGGCGGTAACGTCATCCTGCAAGAAATCATGTACAACGACTCCGCGCAAGCGAACGTCAACTCGTACAGCGGCTTTGAAACCATTAACATTGGTGTCAACAGCCCGATTTCCGCAGCGCAGTTTCCGATTTCGCAATACGCGGCATCGGTCACTATTTCCGGCCTGGAAATGCTGCAAAACAGTTCCAAGGAGGCAATCATCGACCTGATGGAAGGTCGCATGGCTGTCACCGAAGCCCAGTTGAATGACCGGATCGCCAACGACCTGTACCTCGACGGTACCGGGAACGCGGGTAAGAACCTGATCGGCCTGAAAGCGGCTGTTCCGGATACCGCGACCTCCGGGACTTACGGTGGCATCAATCGTGCCACCTGGACTTTCTGGCAGTCCAAGTCCTACTCCGGTGTGACCAATGGTGGCGCTGCTGTTACCGCTGCCAACATCCAGGCCTACATGACCGCGCTGGCCATTCAAATGGTCCGTGGGAATGACAAGACCGACTTGATTGTCGCTGACAACACCTACTACCAGTACTACGTCAACTCGCTGCAAGCAATTCAGCGAGTGACGACCAATGGTTCGGGTGAAGCCGGCGCTTTGGGTGCCTCCATGAAGTTCTATGGTGGTGGGATGGAAGCTGATGTGGTTCTCGACGGCGGTCTGTACACCGGTGGGGACTCGGTCAACACCTCATGGTCTGGGGCTTCTTCGGCGCACATGTATTTCCTGAATACGAAATACATCTTCTTCCGTCCTCACAAGGACCGCAACTTTGTACCGATCGGCGGCGAACGGCAAGCCGTTAACCAAGACGCAGTCGTGAAGCTGTACGGCTGGGCGGGGAATCTGACCTGCTCCGGATCGCAGTTTCAGGGCGTGCTGGTCGCTTAAGGAGCAATCATGGCCTACACCTTTACCGACCCGCGCTTGGGTCTGCCCAACATTACCAGCATTACCTCTGTGGCCTCCGCAGGTCTGTTGAACTCCACCGGCATCCCGGTCGGGACCATTGTTCGCGGTTCCGATCCGAGCCTTGGCGGGGGTGAGTTCATCTACCTTCCGGGGGTTTCCTCGTGCGTCGCCGGTTCCGTGGTGACGTTCAACCAGTCGGCCAATACCGTGATCTTGACGCCGAACACGGGCACCTACGCCGCCGCTCCCGTAGCGGTTGCCATGGCTGCAAATACCAGCGCCACAGCTCTTAGCTGGTATCAGATCGAGGGAGCCGCGACTGTCGCAAAAACGGCTGCCAAAATCAGCCCGCTGGTTACGCTGTACATCAGCAGCACGGCAGGCAAGGTGCAATCCACCCTGGCTACCGGTCTTCAAGTGGTTGGCGCCCGTTCGATCAACGCCGCCACTGTTGCCAGCGCTACCGCAACGGTCCTTGTGATTCTGGACCGTCCGCACATGCAAGGCTCGAAGACCTGATGTTCAGTGGGTTGAAAACTCTGTTGAGTTATTGGCCCAAATTTCCCCTGACCGATCTACAAACCATCGTAGACGGTCGGGGGACTTTAGTCGTAATGGAGAAGCTTGGCTTCGATTTCAAGCGAGCCTACTTTCTCCGGGATGTCACAAAAACCAGGGGCGGGCACGCTCACAAGGCATGCCGTCGCCTCATGGTTGCGGTCAATGGCTCTTTCAATCTCAACATGAGAAACAGAGGGGGCTATACAGATTTCATCATGAACGACCCAACAAAGGGCCAGATCATCGAGCCTTTGACGTGGTGCGAATTAACTGATTTCAGTCCGGATGCGATTTGCCTTGTCCTCGCTTCTCATGAGCATGACGAGTCAGACGTGATTCGAGACTACAAAGAATTCCTGAAACTGCTTCGATGATATCTCTGATCCTTCCATATTGGGATAGACAGGAAGCGGCAAACGAAGCATTGGCTTTACTCGACAAGACCTATCAAGGCATGGACCTTGAATTGGTCATCGTTAATGACGGGGGAGATTTTGTCCTTCCGAAACTCAGTCTTAAAACGACCGTTGTGGACCTCCCAAAGAAGTCCGAACCCAAGTGCCCTTGTACTGCCTGGAATGCCGGCGTAGAGGCTGCTAGCGGGTTCTATGTCGTTCTAAGCTGTATCGAGATACTGCACGAACGACCCGTTTTACAAAGTATGGCGTCGGAACTCGATTCCCTAGGGCCAATGGGGTATGTCCTGGCTGCGGCTTGGTGTCCCGAGGGGGGATGGCATTGCCATTCTTCTGTGCCTGTACCGACCTGTCCTTCTGGGACGGGGATAGCTTTCTGCGGGATGCTGCGAAAGGCCCTATTCCAAAAAGTAGGGGGCTTTGATGAGGAATACAGAGAAGGCGCCGGTTATGAGGACCGCGACCTAATCAACAGGCTGTTTGCATTCGGCGCAAAGTTCGTCATTCGCGATGATCTTATCGTCACCCACCCTAAAAAGGGCGCCACGATCTATTGGGGCGCCGATAAGTTTGCCAGGAACGAGGCACTTTATTTTAAGAAGTGGCCTAACTCGATAGTCCGTATCTGCTGCGTGAACTATGGCAACTATCTTGGAAGAGGTTCGGAATACGTTAACAATCTGTATCGCATGGTGGCTAGAAACGCCACTGCGTTTCGGTTTACTTGCTTTACTGATGACGATTCCGGGTTAGACGAGGGAATCGAGGCTAAGAGACTCCCAGTCTCCCTAATGGGCTGGGACAACAAGATAGCTTTATTCCACCCTGAGACTTTTGCAAAGGGTGAGCGAGTCGTTTATTTCGACCTCGATACCCTGATTCTCTCTCCGATAGACAACCTTCTTTCGTATAGAGGGCGATTCGCTGTCCTGAGAGATTTTTGGAGGCCTGAAGGTCTTGGACCTGCGGTCATGATGTGGGAGTCTGGGACTCATGACTGGATTTGGACGGAATACGAGCAAAGAGGGCGTCCTGATTTAGTAAGAGGGGATCAGGAATGGCTGGAAGAAGTCCTAAAAGATCGAGACATTCTCCAGGCTGTATTCCCGGACTTCTTTGTTTCGTACAAGACTCACTGCAATCCTTATCCCCCTGAAAAGGCGGGTGTGGTTTGTTTCCACGGTCTTCCAAGACCACACGAATGTACACAAAAGTGGGTACAAGACACATGGAGCGGAGAGGCCTCCAGGCTCAATCTTCATATTGCGGTCAATACCGATGTAAAGAAGATCCTCTCCAATGTCTGGGAAAACCGGGATGCAGCCCCTTGGATATGTTCTTCTCCAAAACATGAGGGAGAAGCTCTTATCGTCGGGAGTGGGCCGAGTCTTTTGAAGACTCTGGAAGCTGTCAGGGCATACAAAGACGGCGGGGGCGTGATATTCGCCCTCAATAATTCAGCCAGTGTATTGAATGAAGCCGGGATCATTCCAGACTATCAAGTCATCCTCGATGCACGGCCAGAGAACATCAAGTTTCTGACGAATTGCGGGATTTATCTTTTAGCTTCACAAGTTGACCCCTCGCTTTTTAAGCAGGTAAGTGGTCATGCTCTCCAATGGCATCCGGTGATTGAGGGTCTTGGCGAGTTATTTCCAGATGCCCCGATAACCCTAATCGGCGGTGGTACGACAGTCGGTCTTTCTTCGATGGCCCTTGCGTATGCGATGGGCTTTAGAAAGCTGCACCTGTTTGGGTATGACTCAAGTTTCACTGAGGTTACCCACGCCATTCCACAGGACAGAACCGAACAAGAGGCGGCTTCTTTTGAAGTCTCTGTCGGTGAAAAAACATTTAAGACAAATGCCGCAATGGCGAAACAGGCAGAACTGTTCCCACAGTTTGCCCAGACCCTGGCGGATTTGGACGTTGTGATCAAGGTTTACGGAGAAGGGCTGCTCCCCCACATCGCCCACACCTTAACTACTTAAGGATACCCATGCTTGCTTCTGATATCGATAATCCTGAATTTCTCGGCTCCAAAAACCCCGATGACATGCTGCATGTCGAGTTTTACGACTACGCAGCCCCCGACCCTTGGGCGACACGCGAAACCGGCATTCAAAGCTTCCGCAAGGAATGTCCGTTCGTCCGCATTCAAGTGCCGGGCCAAAAGGACACCATCATTGAAAGACCCGCAGATGGAAAGGACTTGAAGCGCTTCCCCCGTCAATGGCTGCACTACCAAATGATGACCGGGAAGATCGCCAATGCGGAGAATGTCCCCGGCTGGCAGATCGAGGAATGGGAAGAACTCAATCCGGAGCAAGTCAGGCAACTCAAGTTCCTCCGTTTTTATACCGTGGAACAGATCGCAGGGGCTAATGACGCCCAGATTCAGGGTATTGGCATGGGTGGAGCGGGGCTTCGCACTAAAGCTCAGGATGCCCTGCGAGCACGACAAGGGCAGGCTGTAAGTCAGGCCGTCGCGGAGCGTGACGCCAAGATCGCGGGTCTGGAAGACAGCATTGAACAGATGAAACAGATGATGGCACAACTCTTGGCGGTGCAAGCCGAAGAGCCTAAAAAGCGTGGGCGTCCGGCGAAGGTTGAAGAATGAGCCACAGCCTTTACGAGGTAGACAAAAAGATTCTCGCCATCGTCAAGTTTGGCCCTCCTACGTCTGTAGATGGCCTGAAACCTGCCGAGTACTACCAAGTCACGATTGACCCGGAGAAGATTTCACCTTCTGGTGACTACATCCGCTTTGGGACTTACGGTGGAGATGAAATCATCGGCTGGCAGCGTTGCGCGGCTTTGACGCTGGTTGAAGTCTTGGGCGAGTGGCAGGAAACCGAGGAGCAGACCTTTAAGTTCGGCACTCAAGGCCGCGTCGAAATGATGATGAGGGATGATGGCTAACAGCACCATGCTTCAGCTAGTACAGCAGGCCACCGGAGAAATGGGGCTTGCTGTACCTAACGCTGTCGCGGGTAGCACCTCAACGGACACGATTCAGCAACTCGCCCTGTTGAATGCTGTTGGCTATGAGCTTCTCAGAAAACACCCCTGGCAGGCGCTGAACAACGCCTACATCTTCCAAGTAGATGTCATCACGATTACCGGGAACACGACTCTCAATTCCTCGAACATCACGAATGCCTCAAGCATCGTTGGAATTGACAGTAATTATCAGGTTGCAGGTCTTGGTATTAATCAGGCGACATATGTAAGCGGAACCCCTTCGGGTTCGACTATCGGTCTTAGTCAACCGGCCACAAGCACGAATACCGGCGCGACTTTTACGCTAACTAAAGTCAAGTACGCCATGCCGTCAGACTATGACCGGCAGATCGATAACACCCATTGGGACAAATCGAAGCACTGGCAGATGTTAGGTCCTGAATCCCCTCAACAATGGGAATGGCTGCTCTCCGGTTATATCTCGACAGGCCCGAGAGTTAGATACCGAATCTTTCAAGACAAGTTCCAGATTTGGCCGGCTGTTGGTAGTGCTGAAGTCCTGGGTTTTGAGTATGTGAGTAAAGGATGGGCCAGGAGCACGACTGGAACCGTTCAAAACTCCTTCACCGCTGACACTGATACCTGTATTTTCCCTGACCGTCTGATGGTCCTGGGACTTAAACATAAGTATTTCCAGGTCAAGGGTTTTGGGGATGTCTATGCTCAAGACTACGACGACGAATTAGGAGAGGCCAAGACCAACGACGCAGGCTCCGCAACTCTAGCCATGGCGCCTCAACCGGGTAATGTGCTTATTACCTGGAATAACATACCCGATTCAGGTTACGGGCAGTCGTGAGAATGATTCCCAGTCCCTTGAACAAGGGGCGAGCAAAAGAACAGACACTATCAGCACCAACCGGGGGATGGAACGCCCTGGACTCTCTCGAAAGCATGCCGCCGAATGACGCCCCGATTCTTACTAATTGGGTGCCGACTCCAACGACATGCACTGTTAGAAACGGTTATACCCAATATGCCACCGGCCTTGTTTCCCAAGTCGAAACTGTTGCATCTTTCGTTGGGACGACAAGTAGCAAGCTGATAGCAGCCGCTGGTACGAATATCTACGATGTGACCAGTGGTGGGACGGTCGGCGCTCCAGTTCAAACCGGTCTTAGTAATGCCCGATGGCAGTTTGTAAACTACGCAAATACAGGTGGTTCCTATCTCTATCTCGTCAATGGCGCGGATGCTCCGAGATACTGGGATGGGACAACCTGGACCAATGCAGCGATTACAGGTGTCACTCCTGCAAACCTGATCCACATCAACCTACATAAAAACAGGGTATGGTTCGTTGAAAAGAACAGTCTCAATGCCTGGTATCTCGCCACAAGCGCCATCGCAGGGGCCGCGACAAAGTTTGACCTGACTGGGGTTGTTCAGCAAGGTGGTTACCTCGTCGCCATGGGGACATGGACTATCGACGCCGGTTATGGGGTGGATGACTACGCGGTCTTCATTACGAGTAAGGGTGAAGTCCTCGTTTACAAAGGCTCAGACCCTGCTGATGCAACGACCTGGGGACTGATCGGAGACTTCCAAATTGGCGCTCCGATTGGGAGGCGCTGCTTCCTGAAGTACCAAGGAGACCTGTTGATCATCTGCCAAGATGGTCTCTACCCCATGTCGGGGGCTTTGCAGTCTTCGAGAACCAATCCGAAGGTTGCCCTTAGCTACAAGATTCAATACGCCATGTCCCAGGCGGTAAGTACCTATGGGGGAAATTTTGGATGGGAAGTCTTCCAATTTCCCAAACAAAACCTTCTATGGGTAAATGTTCCTGTCGCTGAAGGTTCGACCCAACAACAATACGTGATGACCACGATTAATAAGTCATGGTGCAACTTCAAGGGTTGGAGCGCGAACTGTTGGGAACTGTTCAACGATGACCCGTATTTCGGTGGTAATGGATTTGTAGGTAGGGCTTGGAATGGTCTTGCGGACAACGGTACCGATATTCAAACCGATGCCCTACAAGCTTTTAACTACTTCGGAAGTGAGGCCCTAAAACGCTTCACAATGATGCGACCCTTCCTGTTGACCAACGGAAGCCCCGCCGTTTTAGGTAGTTTGAATATCGATTTCAGTCTCGCAGACACAACGGCGGCACTGACGTTCAGTCCAATTGCTTACGCGACCTGGGATAACGGGATTTGGGACTCCTCCGTCTGGGGTGGTGACCTGAATCTGTCTAGCCAATGGCAGGGTGCTCAAGGGGTAGGAAATACCGCCGCGATAAGAATTAAAAGCGCAACACAGGGCATTCAACTCCAATGGACGGCCACGACCGTGGTATGGGAGACCGGGGGCATTCTTTGATCGTCGCCGGTCCCGGCGTTGTGGAGTACGTGGAGAGAGTCAACGGCAGGAAAGACCCATACAGCGGTTATCCGGTCGGGATTGGGATTGAGAAAGAGGGGAAGTTGATCGGCGGAATTGTTTTCCACGAATTCAACGGTTCCAATTTTTACATACATGTTGCTAGTGATCACCCTAAACGATGGGTGACGCGCGAATGGCTGCACTCTGTTTTTTCCTATGCCTTCGATGTCTGCAAGGCAAAACGAATCACCGGAATTGTCCCTGAATCAAATCAGGTGGCACTCAATTTTGACTTGTCTGTCGGCTTCGAAATCGAAGCAAGGCTTAAAGACGCGCACCCTAAAGGCGACATGCTGGTTATCAAGATGACCCGAGAAACTTGCAAATGGATTGACTATGAGCGATTCCCCAAGCCCGCCGCCCGCTCCTGATTATGCGGGAGCAGCGAATGCGACCGCCGCAGGCAACCTAGAAGCGGCGCAGTACGCCACCAAAGCGAACCGGGTCAATCAATACACGCCCTATGGGAACCTGATTTACTCCCAACAAAACCCGGATGATCCTAATTCCACATGGTCAAGCCGTATCGATCTTTCTCCCACAGGGCAACAACTTCTCGACTACAGTAACGCCTCCTCTCTAGGTCTTGGGCAGCAGACCAATCAGGCTTTGGGAAGGGTGAACGACGCGCTCTCTCAACCATTCGACCAAAAGTCCGTACAGGATATCTACGATACCTCGTACAAGACCCAGACCGACAGGCTCGACCCACAATGGCAACATCAACAGGGGATGGTGGAGAACCAGCTAGTCAACCAGGGACTAAGGCCGGGGACTGAGGCGTACGACAACGCCATGCGGGTATTTAACCAGGGCAAGAATGACGCCTATGGTCAAGCACGACAAAGTGCAATTTCCACCATGCCGCAGACCTACCAGCTCGCAACAGCGGCGAGAAACCAGCCTTTGAATGAGTTGAATGCCCTTAGAACTGGGTCTCAGGTAACGAACCCGAGTTTCAATAGTGCCGTTCCCCAACAACAGACCACGGCGGGAGCAAATCAGTTGGGCGCCATGCAAGCAGGTTCACAGTACAACCAAGGTCTGTACAACGCCAACGTTGCGCAGCAAAACTCCTATAACCAAGGGCTTATGTCCCTCGCTGGCACCGCTCTCGGTGCATTCCTGATGTGAAGCCGTTCGAATATTCCATGTCGTCTTTCCTGGGTGAAAGACCTATCCAGGCATGGAAGGACGACACCTATTGCGCGATTGCCTATGAGTGTTGCGGGGCTATTCATCTGACCGTCAACAGGCTCGATATGAAAGACGGCATCACTTGGGACGAACTTCAGCGGATCAAGAACGCCTGCGGGTTTGAAGACCGGGACGCTGTTGAGGCTTACCCAAGACAGAGAGACGTGATCAACACAGGGAACATCCGGCACTTGTACGTATTTGAGCAACTGCTACCGCTTATCACCAGGGCAAATTAATGGCTACCGCACCTATCAGCTACGGCAGTGAATATGGTACTGATTCAGCGGCGATTGAACGCGCGCGCAAGTACGCGGAACTCATGCAGCAACAGTCCTTGCAGCCTACCGAACAGCAAACGGCGGGTGGGTGGGTTATTCCTACTTCATGGACTCAGGGTCTTGCTAAAGCTGCTCAAGGGATTGCCGGGGCATATGGACAACGTAAAGCCGATGAAAAAGAAAAGGCTCTCGCCACAAAGTATCAAACCGACCTTGCGGACGTAATTAAAAGAGGAACCGCCGCACAGTCCGGCACCCCTGAGAGGTCCTTCCAGACCCCCGCGAATGAGATGGGGGATGAGGCTGCTACCCAGAGAATCCCAGCCACTCAAGCAGATCCTGGGGCCGCTGCGGGCATTTACATGAGTCACCCCGCAACCCAGCAATTGGGCATGCAGTTGGCCCAACAGAACGCGCAACGTCAGCAATGGGCGCAATTGCTGGGTGGTGCGCCTGGCGCAACCCCAGGCGCTCCGCAAGGTGCCGCCCCTCAAAGTCCAAGCCTGCTTTCTGGCACAGGCATAGACGAACGCACTGCACAGGCCATGCTGTTGGCCGATCCTACCGGAAAGACCTTGACAGAGGCTATTGCAAAGGCGCGTTACGACCTGAATAAGCCGCATATCTCTGCTAACGGCCAGGTTGTCCAATACCAACAACTACCAGACGGAACGATGGGTTTCGCGCCTGGTCGTGGTGCTGTCGCTGCCGCCCAGCAGTTCGCAGACGTGATGAGTCCGATGGATCGTCAGAAAATGGACATCGCTGCCGCCGAGCAATTCGACAAGACCGGCCGAGATTTGCCCGGTTATATCCAGGGCCGCCGCGCCGCACCACAGGCCCAGCAACCTCAATTGCCCCCTGAACTGGCCGGACTTCCCCCCGCTCAAGCGCAGGCCATCATGGCTGACATGCAGAAGACGGGCACGCAAAACGCCAATTTCCGCCTCGGCCCTTCGGATGCTTCCGGCCCTGTAGCACCCCAGAACATCCGCGCCGGAACCATCGGGCGCCTATCCGCAACTCCTACAGGAACCTCTCCCGCCGATCAGCGCGCCATTGATAAAAAGATGGGAGAAAAGCTCAACGATCTGACGGCAGAGGAAATTATTAGCGGCTACAAAGCCAGTCAAAAAGCCGCCGATCAACTGTCATCCATTCAGGAAAGCCGCAAAGCTATTGCCGGGGGAGCCTTTCAAGGGGCTGGAGCGGGGGCCAAAACGGACATTGCGAAATTTGCTAAAGGCGTGTTTGGTATCGACCTTGATCCGACCAAAACGGCAAATTCCGATTATTTGCGCTCCACTCTCGGCTCACAAGTTCTTAATTGGGCCAAGGCATTGGGAAGCAACCCCTCCAATGCCGATGCAAAACGCATTGATGAGATTGTGGGGAACATCGACAAAGACCCCGGCGCCCTTAATGAACTTTTGGATTGGCAGGAACAAATTGTTCGAAAGTCGGTGGCTCAGCATAACTCTAACGTGGATCAAATGGAAAAGCGCGGATATCGGCCGCCGATTGATTACCGCGTCCAACTCCCCGAACCCACGCAGTTTGAATCCAAGAATCCGGGACGGCGCGAAAGTGACAAAACGCCAGTTAAGCGTTACAACCCGGCCACAGGAAAGATTGAGTAATGCCTACCCGCGTTGATGTGCCAGGAATGGGAATTGTCGAATTCCCAGATGGTATGTCAGATGCGCAAATCGCTGCCGCCATTCAAAAAAGCACCGCGCCCCCATCACGCATCGGTACATTTGGAAATTCCCTTGTAAAGGGCGCCGCAGGTTTTGGCGACATGATCGGGAATGGGTTGGTCAATACATCCAACCTTTTAATCGCTGGTTACGGAGCGACCAAAGGGGCGTTAGGTGGAAAGGACCTTCCAGACCTGATTCCATCGGATGCTTTGTCCGGTTATAGCAAGATCGGCCATGCAACTGGACTGATTAAGCCGGAACGTGAGCCAACCGATGCTCTGGGGCGAGTTATCGATGTAACTGGGCAAGTCATCGGCGGGGGCGGGGTAAATCCCGCCGCTGCCGCTCGGTCCTTGTCTCGCGGTGCCGTTCTTCCGGTTGTTAGAGATGTAGTTGCCGCAACTGCCGGAGGGGTGGGTGCCGGGCTTGGCGCGGAAGCGGTAAGGAACGTTAAAACCGGCTCAGATACGCTCGATAGAACCATCAAGGCGATTGTTCCAATACTGACCGGGGCGGCGCCAAGTGCGGTCCTATCTTCTCGCGGAACGGCTGGGGACCGAACGTCAGCAGCACTTTCTGGCGTCACGGAAGAACAATTGCGGATGGCAAAAGCTATCCAGGAAAAAGCCAATGCTGCTGGAACTCCGGTAACCGGCTATGAAGCCATCCAAGCGGTTACGGGGATCAACCCCAAGATGCAGACCCAGCAGCGGGTTACCGAACAGTCAGACGCCGCCGCTCCCCTGACTTCCATGATGCAGAAGAGGCCCGAGAACAATGCCGCCTATTTTGAGAGGGTTGCCGGTGGAATTGCTCCAAAAGAGGCTCTTCCAGATACTCTAGCTGGGCAACTTCGCACAAGCGCCGAAGGCGCGATCAATGAGGCTAGGCAGTCTGGCAATGCTGCCGCAAAGCCTTATTACGATGTGGCCAGACAGACCAAACTAAGCCCGGCCCAAGCATCAGCAACGGTCTTTGAACCGGCGCTGAATATGGCGATTGAGAAGGTAAGGAAAGACCCGCTCAATCACGCATATGGAAAACCAGCGAATAGCGTTGAGGTAATCGACGCGGCTAAAAAGTATTTGGATGACATCGGCTCTAGCGCGTCCATGTCAGGTAAAAACAGCCTCGCATCCAACGCAAAAAGCGCCGCCCTTACCGCGAAGAACGTAGGCATAGCTGCTTCGCCTGAATACGGCACAGCACTTCAGATCACGGCAGACAACATGAAGAATGTTGTTGAGCCGATGAAAAATAGTCAGGTTGGAAAACTCTCACGATCCGACGAATTCAAAGCACAAGCTGGAGCCCTTCTACCCGAAAATCCGATGGACGTTACCCCGTCCGTTGTTGACAGAACCATCAGGACTGTCAGCCAGCAAGACCCGGACGTTGTTCGTAAGTTTCTCGCTCAGTACCTTCGAGGAACCTTCAATGAATCGAGTGGCGGTGGGGTCGGAAATAATGCCTTCGGTGGTTATCAGTTCGCCAAGAAGGTTGCGGACAATCCCGGCCAAAAAGAAAACCTGATTCAGGCCTTGAAGTCTTCCGGGGCTAATCCTGCTGGGATTTCCGATGCCCTGGATATCTTCCGCGCTCAGGGGATGAAACCTCCCGTCAACTCAGCGACCACAGCCAATGCCACGGAAGCGGCGGCGATGGGGCAGAAGAAGATGATTGACGCCATTCTGCACCCGGTGAGCGTAGCCCCTGGCTACCTTGCAGGGAAAACTGACGCCTGGCGAAACGGCATGTCAACCAAGGAAATGGCGAAAGCCCTTTCCGATCCGAACAGCATCCAACGCCTTGAAGAACTGGCGCGGGCAAACGGGACTTACAACCCGCTAACTCAGCAGATGCTGGCGCAAATGATTCTGGCTAGCCGCGCGAATTCAGCCACTCAGCCAGAAGGAAGATAACCAGCAAGGCCACCCAGACTACTGCTATCCACGCAAGTAGTTGCATAACGCTCTCTGAAGGAAATTCTATGCCTAGAAACGGGGCAGGTACCTACACGCTCCCAGCCGGGAACCCCGTTGTAACGGGTACCACTATCAGCAGTACCGTGCAGAATAACACGACTTCCGATATTGCGACGGCTCTAACGCAGTCTATCGCGGTAGATGGGCAGTCTGTTGTGACGGCCAATATCCCGATGAACAGCAATAAACTGACGGGATTGGGAGCGGCTACGGCTTCAGGGGATGCCTTGTCTTATGGGCAATCTGGGATCTCAGTTGCTGGCCTTACCCTTACCGGGGCTTTGAATGAAGCACAAGGGGCGGATATTGCCTCTGCCGCTACAACCAACCTCGACACCGCGACAGGCAACCTTGTAGACGTAACCGGTACTACCACTATTACCGCGATCACCTTGTCTCAAGGTCGGTCGAGAACCGTGCGCTTTACAGGCTCCCTGACCCTGACCAATGGGGCAAGTCTGGTTCTCCCCGGTTCTCAGAATATTCAAACGACTCCGGGGGACTTCGCGGTATTTCGTGGCTATGCATCAAGCGTTGTTCGGCTGGTTTCTTATTCACGTGCTCTTGTTCCGAGTTTTACCCCACCTGCGGGAGTGATTTTTGGCCTGACCATGAGCACCGCAGGCAGTTCCGCGACCATGACGGTAGCTGCTGGAACGGCGATGGATAGTACCGGTGTTATCGCAATGAAGCTCCTTGCTTCCACCGGAAAAACTACCTCGGCATGGGCTGTTGGCACAGGGAATGGCGGCCTTGATACTGGCTCAATTGCCAATAACACTTGGTATCACTTCTACCAAATCATGAGGCCGGATACGGGTGTCGTGGATGTGGTTTTTTCGACCAACGCAACGTCCCCAACACTGCCGACGAACTACACATTCTATCGACGAATAGGGTCTGGCCGTACAAACGGTTCAGCCCAATGGACCAGTTTCACCCAGGATGGGGATTATTTTGAGTGGGCTAGTCCAACCCTAGATGTGAATGCCGCTGCTCCAGGCGCTTCCGCCGTCACTCGTACTTTGACAACTCCCCTTGGAGTTTCGGTAAGGGCGGCTGTGAACATCTATCTGGACGGCACCACATCGGGGGACGCTGTTTATCTATCGGACCTCGCCACTACAGACCTCGCGCCTTCAATTACCGCCTCCCCCCTTGCGCAGGCAAACGTCAATGCCGCCTTAAACGGCTTTGGCAATGCGATTGTTCGTACCAATACATCCTCGCAAATCAGAAGTCGTTGTCAGGTCGGCGGAGGTTCAAACGTCCTCCGACTCGCTACTACCGCATGGTATGACCGTCGCGGCCAAGACGCTTAAAATGGAAGCCTCACAAGTGAGGTTCCCATGCGCCGCCGTCTATTCCTTGCTGGTCTTGTCGCAGTTCCCTTAATCGCATGGAGAACGAAAATCCTTAACGCCCTCGATTTCCCAAACCTGCAATCAGCCATCAATGCCGCCGCTGGTGGACGACTCGTCATCCCACGAGGTAGTTATACGACTACCGGACTTACTGGAGTCTCCAATATCCAGATTGACACTGACGGTCCGGTGACGATTTCCAGTTCCACGAGTGCCCCAATTCTGGACTTCACCAATTGCTCAAATTTCGCCCTGAATGGGCATTTGAGTTTGGTTGGAAATGGCCCTGCCTATGTGAGTTGGGGGCCGTCTGGCTATGGTCCTGGCCCATGCGTTGATACAGGACAACACGGGATAAAACTGAACAACTGCGACCGCTACGACATCTCTGGAAAGATCGAGATTCGCAACATGAACGGGGCCGGGATTCTCCGTCAAGCCTCTGCCGGTGGATGGCAACACCAAGGGAGAATCTCCGGGGTTCGCATGCGTGACTGCTTCTACGGCATGAAGTCGGAAGCGATCCTTGTTTCTGGCGTCCTCCAAGGTTCGGAATACGATACCCATTCAGACCTGATGATTGACAACTGCGTCTTTGGGATTCTCGAAGCCTGCGCCAATAACACCTACTCCAATTGCAAGACCATCTTTTGCAGCATCGGCGCCAAGATCACCGGGGCGACAGGAATCAACCATTCTCACGGCATTTTCACTGGGTGGGAGTCGAATCACAACACCTATGATTTGACCATGGATGGGGCGAGCTACGGTTATACCTTCTCAGGTTGCCACCTGATTTCGGACCAAAGTGGTAGCGGACCGGGGATCATCAATATCCTGAATGGAAGCCGGGCAAACTTCACTGGCGGAAATCTGGGCGCAACGCTCAGCATCGATGCCACAAGCATCGCTAGCGTCCAAGGCGCTTACATCCGTATCGACCTGTCAACCGCTCCTGTAGTGACCTCTGGCGGTATCTACATCGGCAGAGGCAATTGGTCCACCGCTGGGATTCTTCCCACTGGCACAGGACAGTGGAATACCTAAAGTAAGACGGGGCGACCCCTGATGTTACTAGCATCAGAAGCCCCTTTAGTTCGACTAACCCGAACCTCAGGTAATGCCCCGCCGCCGTCATGACAGCGGGATAACCTTATCACGGTTCGATCCTTTCAAATATCGACCAAAAGGACTAGCCGTGCCCGACATTCACGAACGATTAGCCATGTTAGAGGCTAATCAACGTCACCTGGATAAGTGTATGGATGAGACCAAGCAAGCGGTAAAGGATCTTCAAATCACCATCTGGAAGGCGTCAGGCGTTATTGGCCTGCTCGTGTTTCTCGCGCCGCTTTTGTTGAAATGAGTAAATTTGACGAATTCTTCACTCGACTGATAGGTAACGAAGGTGGGTATGTCTTCAACAAAGACGATCCTGGCGGCGAAACGAATTGGGGCATCTCCAAACGATCCTACCCAAATGTAGATATCAAGAACCTGACTCGCGAGGGGGCTAAAGCGATTTATTACAGGGATTTTTGGCAGGCTGCTCAAATGGATCAGCTAGACCCGGCGATTGCCTACCAATGCTTTGATGCCGCCGTAAATCATGGCATCAGCCGTGCAAAGAAGCTACTCCAACAGGCTGTCAATGTGACGGTTGATGGCGTAATTGGCGCCAAAACAATCGGCGCTGTCAGGCAAATGGATAAGAATGATGTGCTATTCCGATACGATGCATTCCGCCTCATGTTTTATGCCGATCCAAGGTATTTCGATGACCGGCAGTGGTTGAAGTTTGGGCGCGGGTGGGTGAATCGTTCGGCAAATAATCTGCTTTACGCCGCCGAGGACAATTAATGGACCTCATCAATGCTGGCGGCCTGATCTTCCTTCTCCTGGTCGGATACAGCCTGTTCCTCGCCCACAAAGGGAATACCCCGTTTAACCTTCTCGATCTCCTAATGCATGAGGGGCGGGTGGATAAGCTGGCATGTGTCTTTATGGGGTCCTGGGCGGTCCATAGCTGGATCATGATTAACCTGACAACCTCCGGGAAAATGTCAGAGGGGTATGTAACCCTTTACGCAGCTACCTGGATAGCTCCAATAATTACCAAGCTGATTGCGAAGAAGACATGAGCTGGCTTGCCCTAAAACTATTCTTCGGCGGTGTCTGGAAATTCCTATCCAGCCTACCCCCTTGGGTGTATGCCGCCATCGCCGTAGCGGTCTTGTGGGGCGCTTCCATGTTCTGGGCATATGGACATGGCAAGGACTCCCAGAAAGCCGCTACAGAGGCTGTAAAGACCGAATACGGGCAGTTTGTAGCCGAGACTAAACGTCAGGGCCTGGAGGCGACCAAGAAAGCCAGAGAGCAGGAATTAGCCGATAAACAACGGAAGGAATTAGCTGATGCTGAAAATGCCAAAACTGTTGCCACTTTGCGTGCTGATAATCAGCGGCTGCTCAACAGCCGTACCACTCGCGGTTACTTGCCCCCCGCCGCCCCCAGTTCCGGAAGTCCTGCGACAGCCTGTTTCTCAAGGGCCGACCTTGAGTCAGCAATACGACAGCTTGATGCAGGCGTTTCGAGACTCATTGGCGAAGGCGATCAAGGAATAGCAGGGCTGGATACGGCTAAGAGGTGGGCGCAGTAGGGCCGGTTACCAGAGGTCGTTCATGTAGTCCTCAATGGTGTATGGCTTGGCTCCGGGCGCGTAAGGTTCTGGCGCTTCCTTGACTAGCCCGATCTTGAACGCGAGCCATACGAAAGCCCACACGCCAGCAAAACTGGCTGCAAAAGCGGAAAGAAGGAATTGCCAAAGCTCCACGCTACTCTCCTAGATGCGGATCGTTGTCTCAAACGGCAGTTCCATCCCAAGTTTTGTTTGGGAGCCAAAAACATCCATCAGATGCCAAAGCCGAAATTTGGTATAGCCATCCGCATCCACTTCTGGCTCAGTGTAATCCGGAAGTTTCGGGAATCGCGCCTTTAGTTCTGCATGCCGATTCCGCAGAATCTGCCGGCCTATGTCGTTCAGCTTTACGCTTACGTATTCGTTGATGTTGAATTCCACGCTACTCTCCTAGCGCCTCTGCGTTTGAGGCGCGGGTGTTTGTTGCAGGGTGCCGAATAAATAAACAATATCCGGCTGTCACTCCGTAGTTACATCCCGCTCCCCAGAAGCAGGGGAGCTAGTGGTCAATCCGCACATCAATCATCCCATGCACCTTGAGATGATCCACAACCCGAACCAAGTCCTTGCAATCATCGCCCCTGTAGGCGGCTAGAACTCCCTCAAGGAACGGCAAATCCTCGGCAGTCAGAGTAATGGTATCGCCACTCAGCGAACCATCGTGATCGTAATACCGAGCCGCGATAATGCCCTTTAAGGGCTGCTTGAACGCCGCGATTTCATCCACTGACTGAACCGGCGTCTTGCTGAAAAATAGAGTGCTGCTCATATCCCCTCCCTAAGAGTATCTAGCCATAATCGCCTCAGCACTCAACTGGGCGCCATGAGCGGCAGGCAAACTAAGTTTGCTGGCAACGTCATCACATGCTCCAGCGCAATCTTCCGCTACTAGCCGTGCAAAGGCTTCTACAGAAGCAGCAGAACACTCGCTGAACTCCCTTGGATCATCGCTCACAAAGCATAGCCCCGCTTGCTCTGCCATTTTGCGTAATTGATCGTTCATTCTCTATTCCTTAAATTTAAGCGTATAGGGCACTAGCGCCTGACCATCGATTCTGCAATCTTACGCAAGACAGATTCGCCCCAAACATTCATCGCCACATTCACGGCGACACAAACCACCCGAACATTCCCACGCACATACCCTTTGGCGTTATCAATCCGGTCAATGCTAGGAAAATACGGCCGACGCACATTATTCTTTGCCCCAGATAAGTCAAATTCCAGTCCGCTTACTGCGCAAACATTCCCATGGCGGGCGGCAATCTTAAGAATATCCTCTGGCGTCAAGGAAAACTCAAGATTTCGAGTCTTTGCGTTCCTGCCAGCAACGTGAATGGCCTGGCGAATAGCAATCTCCAATGGGGAGCGCTCCGGCTTTTTCAGTTTGGCAAAATATTCGGCTAAGTTCGCATCCTTTTTATACCTCCAAATACCATCGTCGCCCTGAACAAGCTGTGGAGTGGGGTTGAACATTCCGCGCGCCCTAAGTGAGTCGTAATTGAGTTGTTCCACGTGAAACACCTCTGAAATCTTCGATTGAACTACGGCGAGATACATTAATTCTACTCTACCGACTGCCTTAATTCACTTACTTTCTTCTACTCTGTGGCAATATTCGCTTACCGCAAAAGTGAGTCGCAGAGTGATATAGGGGTGAGTCGTGGCAAGCGTAATCAAGCTCAATGGCAAATGGCGGGCGCTGATCCGGAAAAAAGGCCATAAGCCTATCTCTAAGTGGTTTGACCGGAAGATCGATGCGGACGCCTGGGCGCGGGATATTGAAGACCAGATATCCAAGGGCGTACAGAAGCCCCAGAAGGGCTTTACGGTCGGCAAGATGATACAAGCCTACCGAAAGCTTCGGGACCATTCTAGGCCGATCCTGGACACTTCCACGGAGCATTACACCCTCAAGCGCATAGAAGAATTGTTAGGGGATAAGTCGGTTTACTTAACCGTCGATGAGTTGCTTGATTTTGCTGTCGCGCGAAAGAAGGAGGGCGCCGGTCCTTACACCATCAACTGCGACATCTCTAAGCTGGGGACCGTCTTTCGATATGCTGGGAATGGTGCGCCTGACGTTGTCGCTATTGCCAGACCAAAGCTGAAATACCTCAGTTTGATTGGGGATGGTAAACGGCGGGAGAGGCGCCCAGAGCAAAGCGAGCTGGAAGATATCCTGGATGCGCTTGAGCAGCCTTACAAAGACGCCGTCTTGTTTGCAGTTCTCACAGCGATGAGGCTCGGAGAGATTTGCAGAATCCAGCGAGTTGACCTGAATAGCGAGAAACGTACCGTCCTGATCCGTGACCGTAAACATCCGCGAAACAAGGCCGGAAACAATGAGGAGGTCCCATTGCTCGGACCCGCCTGGGATATCGCTACCCGTCAGCCGGATGGTGAGCTTATTTTCCCAATCTACCCCGGTACGCTTTCCAAGAAATTCACAAAGGTCTGTAGCGACCTTGGGATTCCCGACCTTCACTTTCACGATCTGCGACATGAGGGCGTTTCCAGGCTATTTGAGCAAGGGTTCACAATCGAGCAGGTTGCCTTGGTATCGGGGCATAAGGATTGGAGACACCTTAGGCGCTACACAAACCTAAAGCCTGAATCCCTTCACTCGCTCTCCCCTCAAGGTACGCGGCCAAAACCTTAGTCGAGCACCAACGACGCCGCCCCTCTTTGTAGGTAGGCACGGGTAGGGAATCGCGGTAAATTTTGTTGTAGACCGTTTGTGCTTCCAAGGACAATTCCTCGGCTACCTGCTCGACAGTCAAACGATGCCCGTACTTTCGGTACAGGCGTTCTTCCAGGGTAATTTCCATTTCCTTCTCCTAGGGCCGCTGCTTGTGCGGCCCGATACTCTCAACGTAGCTGCTCTCTGATGTCAAAACTTGCACGACCCATCTGGTAATACTTCGTAATCTGCTCTTGGTTCTTCTGCTTTCATGGCTTTGTCGATGGCATAGGCATCAATCGCCCGATCCAAATCCTCATCGCAAAGCACTTCCGTCATACAGCCGATTGGCTCCGGGAACTTTGCGCCGTTGTGACGCAACCACCGATATCGTTCAGCATCCCTCTGTAGTTCCTCTACCTGCTCTTTAGTCAGATGCATGGCTACTCCTTGGGGGCGGCGGGAAGGGGTGTCCAGTGGGTCGGCGTTGGATAGCTACGCTCATGCGTTTGGTCATACCAGCCGCGAGCCATTCCATCATCTCCATCAAAATGGGCGGCAATGCCTAAGTAGTATTCCTTTGGCGAGAAATACCCGCAGACGATTACATCCTCTCCACTTGGAGGAAAATTGTCTGCTACCAGAGTCCACCCTTCTGCGGGGGCGCTGTGGATGTAGCAAAGCGCCATTGGGTTGCTCTGACCGCCTCCGCATGTCCCCGTGAACGCCTGAGCCTCCGCGCACACTGGACATGCCACCGGCTGCGCTTCTTCGGCGCGGAGGGCTTGGGCGCGGTATTGTTCGGCCTTTAAAAGAAGGCGATTCACAATGTGAAAACAACCACTTTCAAACGGCCCGCCGTCACGGCTATACGGCTGCGCTGCGAGTTCTTCCAACGCTTCGGCAATCAGTATCGTTGCGTTCATATCAGTCCTTTCAAAGAACGGCTTCAAGAATCCCAAGAAGCGCGAAAAATCCAAAGCCAATAAGCGCACCAACCAAGTTTCTATCTAGCAGGCACGCGCCAACCACCAACGCGGCAGTAATCCAGTACCAAAACCAAGCGCGGGAGTTCACGTCTGCTTTCTTTTCATTGCGACCAACGCACGGAGGGTGACGGTTCGGAGGGCGCGCACAGGATCGCCCTCAATCAACTCGCAAACCAAAACAAAAGGTTGGCCGTCGTCGCTATATTGAATGGCCTTAACTGTTTCTTGATAACCACCGACAACGATTCTTTTGGGCCACAGCACCCGCACCATGATTTCCGCGCATGCCTCCGTGGATTCGTGGAGCCAAGCATCGCGCCAAGGTCTAACTCGTTCATTGGCGGTTCCCGGTAATTCGCCAGTGATCTGCAACTCCTCCGGCAAGCACCCCGCCGCGTCCCGGCTCAGTTGCTCTAGGTCGGTCATTTGACTTTCCTCTTGTAGACTGGATATGCGGACGGGTCTTTTTTGGCCTGCTCTGGCAGATGGTAAAACTCATCCGCAGCACCTAGCCAACCTACGATGTAGTAGCCTTGCTTCTCCAACTCCGCCACCCTAGCCCGCAGCGCGGCTGCTTCGGATTGGGCGGCGGCTAAGCCAGCATAGAAAATGTCGCGGTGCTCTTTGCAGTCCGCATAGCGGGATTCTCGGAAATATTCCGCCGCTACCGCTTCCGCATCCGTCCTCGGCGCCCCTTCGCGCGAAGGCTCCTTGTGGAGGGTAGCCGAATAGGCACGCACGGCATTTGCTTGATTACGTAGAAATGCGCTTATCTCTTGCCCGTTAAAGATTTTCTTGCCCTGCGCGAGGAATGCATCTGCCTGTTGTTCCAATGCATCCGCTACTTTATCGGTCATGGCTAGTTCCTTTGATGGCAGCGTATGCCTGCTCGCAGGTGACGGCGCGCTTTACCAGGCCGTGCTTCACCCAGGAGCCAATCGGTTTTAGAGTGCGGCCTTCGAGATTCACATCCGGAAGCACCACATAGACAGGCTTTCCCATGCCGATGGCAATGCCGCACTCGACAAGCGCGCCTTTCAGCGGGAAATCTGCGCGCTCGGCGTATAGGATGACGCCTGCCGCCGCACGAATCTCGCGAGTAATGCGCGCCCATAGCTCCGTGAAGTCGGAAGTCTCGCCCTCTCCAGCTTCATCGATCCATGTAGATGTGATATTCCAACCAGAAGCACGAAACGCCTTCCACATTTCCGGTCGCGCGGCGAGTGAAGCGCGAGAGGCGACATACACGCTAGGGGCCGCTGCTTCTGCGGACCCGGAGGCATCGCCGGAGACGGAATGCTCCAATCCCTTAAGCGCCAGTTCCAGGATTGGCAGTAGGGCGGCTGGATTGGTATTGGCGCGGTAGTCTTGCCATACGTCACTAAAGCGCGTCTCCACGAATAGCTCGGCCACCTTCGCCAGTGCTATCAGTTCTTCTATTTGTTGCTTCATGGCTTCTTCTCGGCAAGTTTCTTCGCGCTTTCGTTTGCGGCCTTCAGGCTCATCTTGCCGGCGCGATAGGCGAAGAAGGTCGCGGCGTCCTGGATCGCGGTGAGAAAGCCGCCAAAGTCGTCGAACCAGCCGTCGTAGGTCAGGCCATCGACTTCTATGTGCAGCTTCCAGGCGCGCGCATGCAGGCCGCTTTTTGTGATGCTGATGTCTTGAATGTCCATGCTCATTCCCCCGAAAAGTGCTCTGGATAGGTAGAGCGGACCTTGTTGATCCCTTCATGCATAGTCATTGACTTGCCGAAGGTTTCGACGCACCGCCTCACCGCCGCTCGTTCGGCTGCTTGGTAGCCGAGCCAGGCGGCTTCCGTGTCCGCGTTGGCAAACGTTCGCCCGAACTCGATCAAGCTGGCTGGCGACGTGACATACCCCATCGTCGGTGCCCACGCCTCAAACTCAGCGCGACTCACGGCAGCACCCGGTAGGCGATGATGTCGTTCTTCCCGTTGTGCCGCCATCTGTAAACTCCAGCTTTGCAGCCTTGTTGCGTCATTTCCGGGTCCGTGGTCTTTATTTCCACCCGCGTCCCCGCCGCCACCGGGCACTCACCCCCAGCCCACTCGATCCACGTTTCGGCCAGTTCGGCGGGAGTGGGGAGGCGCCACTCGCCGGGCTCACAATCGAATTCATGGCCGCGTTTCCGATCCAATACCCTGGCATGGCCCTTGTTGCCGAGCAGCTCGACAAAATGCATCGGCCGCCACTCATTGCTGATAATGCCAAGCCACATCACCAGGTCACCCGGCTTGAGGGGTGCCGCTGCATCAGGCTTGACAACGAACTCCAGTTTGACTGGCGCATCGGTAGCGCCGTCCTGCTTCTGGGCGGCGCATTGTTGTTGCGGAGTGGCGTAAATATGGGCATTGATCCGCTTGACCGATTCAAGCACTTTCTCTTTTGCAGAACGCTCAAACTTGAGGATCATTGGATCTTGGAATTTCAGATGGTTCATGACTAATTCCCTATCTAAGAGTAGCCTTCGCTGTAACTACCGCGCCTCAGAAGCAGAGGCGCTAGCAGCTACAGCAATAAAATCCATATTCCTTCTTCTCGGCAGGCACAGAGGTTTCCATGTAAATTTCATAGTGGTGCCAGAAGTTTTCCCGGTCGAAGTCATCACGCCAGTTTTCCGATCCATGCTGCACAACATGGTTCTCGTGCTCAATCCAGTCCTGTGCGTGGTCAAGCATGGCCTCCAGCGTCAGGCCCATACTGTTTGCATGCCCATCAAGCCATTCCCTGGACTTCTGCTTGTGGTCCGTCTGGGAAATAACCTTCGGCGCTTCTGGCTGTCCATCGAACGCGGGATGTGACCATTCATGCCGCAGCCCGGTAATGGTGTTCGGAAACAGGAACATGTAGAAACGTTCATCCTCATAGACCGGCTCGGTCAAATAGGGATCAACAATCCCCACCAACTTCTTTGCGCGGCCAACGCGCCCATCCTTTTCAAAGCCGATAGGCTGACCAGGATGCAGGCGGACACCGGCAATAACCGGGGCAACGGCAATATGGATTGCATCGCGGTGCGCTTCGGCCTCCAGCTTCTTGCCGATCTGCTTTTGGGTATCTTCCTTGCTCATCTCAATCTCCTATAACCAACAATCCACGATTAATCCAGCGCAACACCTGATCCGGGAACAGATCGTTAAAGAACCTGCGCTTTTCATCCCGGCTCATGTTCCCTTGATCGTATGAAACATGGCACCTGTAGCAAAGCTCCAATGCCCACACATCGATACCTGATGCCCTTGCCTTATGCTCATTGCGATGCGCCAGAACAACAGTCCCATCTTCCGCTCCGCAGGCAATGCAGCTTTGCCCCTCGGCCTTGCGCTTGAGAACGTTGCTCTTAAAGCTCACGTTGCCGCCTTTCCTTCCGCCCGATTGTTCGCGCTCTGGGTTTGCCAAGCATTCACCTTCGCCAAAGCAGCCTCCCGCAAGAACCGGAATTCCTCATCAACCCTGACCGCCTCCCGGATCGCTTCCAGGTGTTCCCGGTACTCTTTGTGGTCATACGCAAACACTTCTTGCGCTCCAATCGATTTATCAGCCACAGCGCTCATTAAACGGGCTTTGATGGTCTTGCGGTACTCCTCGACATAGATACGCTCGGCCCGAGCCTGCGCAGCCACTGGGGCGTTATCCCGCAGCCAGTCAATGGCTTTTTCAATGTCGGTTTCCTTGATCATTTCCTCAGCCTGTAAAGTTCCCTGCGCCTTGCGTTGATTTCGTCCTTGCGTTCTCTGCGTTTTTCGAGAACCTTTTCCCGGTTGTTGGCGTAGTACGCTTTCGCTCTTGCCCTTGCTTTGTCTCGGTAGTCCTTCTTTTTGTAGAGCTTCTTGGCTTTCTTCTTGAAGCTCTCCGGGTTTTTCGCATAACGCTCTCTGCGCTTCCGATTGATTTCGTCCCGGTTTTGAGCGAAGTAATCACGCCAACGCGCTAAAACGCTTCCCCGATTTGCCGCGTACCAATGGGCAAAGTAATTCTTTGCCTGTGGCTCATCGTCTATGAGCTTGTAGACAACCCGACTTGGACCGGGGATGCGGATCGGCGTTTGGCGCAGAATGTCCATCAGGCGGCTTCCCTCTGTGCGGCAGCCTGCCCAATGCTTTTCAGGGTAGAGCGCTCCTTGGACTCCAGGAGGGACCACAGACCAGCCTTGCAATCAGAGTCAAATTGCTCCTCCTCAAGCCGCTCAAAGGCTTTCTTGTCCTCGCCTTTGTGGAGAAGCAATTTCACATCCGCAGCAACGCTACGCAGGTAGTCTTGCGTTTCCGGGTCCAGTCCATTGAATGCCAGCTTGGCCGGGGCGTGAGGGGCTTCAAACGCTTTCTGAATGCCCTTCTTGGCCGGAGCAGCGGCAGCGGCGTTTCCATCATCATCAACGGAAGGCACCCCAAAGGCCGTTTGCAGGCTGTAGCGACGCGCGTAGGTAATGGCTGAGCCATACCCTTGGGCATCGCCCTTGGAGACCGGTACGGACGTTTTTCCGCAGGAATAGGTTTCCCCGGATTCGTGAATAATCACGGTCTCGACAATGGCCTGATTGTCGGCGTCATGGCAGACTTGGACAAAACCAAGCCCGTGAGCGCTAAGGGCCGGGCGGATGGCCTCCATCACTGCTGACAGGTCGGCATACTTCGACTTGAAAAACGGGTTCGCTGAGTCCTTCTTGGCTCCCGTCATTTCGGCTTGCGCCTTGACCAGCGCGGATGCGAGATTCTTCATTCCATTTCCTTTCAAGTTCAGCGACTGCTTCCTCTATTTCCTGCTCTCGCTGAACAGTTTCGTAAAACTGCTGTTGCGACATGGTTCTCTCCTAAGTGCTTTTGGAAGGTGGGGCCGGTGCTGCCAAATTCCGGCTTTCTGGCTTCCGTTAGTGGATGGATGCGCCAGCACTTTCCACACACAGATTGCGCATCAGCCTGCGCATTCCCACCATCCAAAAGCACTTCTGTTTGTTACTTCTTCTCGCAAATAAGCGTTGTTGAACCAACGCGGGTTTTGCCGAGCAGCTCACAATCGCGCTTGATCCTTCCGCTATCGTCGGCAACGAAAAGGCCAATCACAAGACCAACACAGGCCGCCAAAAACACCGCTCCAATTTCATCCATGAATCTCTCCTAGTTGTTACTTGCCAAGTAGATCGCGCAGCGCCTCGAATAAGCATTCGGCTTCCTTGGGCGCAAAGCTCATGCGATGTAATGACTGGGTGCTATTCCCTTCGTAATAGCGAATCTCGATGTTCTCGGGAATGTCGCGGCAGGGGCCAACTTCGTAATGCCACTCGTCGCACCAAATCTCAAACATCTTTTCCAACGTCGGGTCTTCCACGGTTTTCTCCTAGCCGCGCTGCTGTTGCGCGGCAGCAGTCACAGCACTGGGAAAGCAGAATTTATAAAGCGGCAAACTCGCATCAAACGGAGTCTTACGTTTAGCTCTCTGCTCCTCACAAAGACAAAACCTCCTCCCAAGAAACTCAACCGCTTTGCGATATTTCTGCTCAGAAGTCATAAATCACCTAAAAAGAATAAGAAGTGCTGCTAAGACAAGAAGCGCCTTACAGGCTGAGAGTTCTTCCATCTACGCTTTGACGAACTTGTGCTTATCGTTCAGGCGATAGGCGGTATTGGCCTCGATTCCGTCTTCGCCCACATAGCCGATGACAGTGCGGTAACGGTCGTTCTTCTTATCCCACCAGCGGATACGGATTTCGCCCTTCTCCCCGGCCCTTGAGGTGCCGCTGTCGCCCGAGGTTGAGGTGCCGTAGGCGCCCGAGGTTGAGGTGCCTCTGTCGCCCGAGGTTGAGGTGCCGTAGGCGCCCGAGGTTGAGGTGCCTCTGTAGCCCGAGGTTGAGGTGCCGCTGTCGCCCGAGGTTGAGGTGCCGTAGGCGCCCGAGGTTGAGGTGCCTCTGTAGCCCGAGGTTGAGGTGCCGTAGGCGCCCGAGGTTGAGGTGCCTCTGTAGCCCGAGGTTGAGGTGCCGCTGTCGCCCGAGGTTGAGGTGCCGTAGGCGCCGGTCGAAGCCAGGACATCGGCGACGACTGTCTCACCGATAATCAGGCATTCATTGCATTTCGGCTCGTTGTCGCGGATGAACTTCGCAGCTTCGGCCATGCTGCCGACGAACCGCACCACGCCACGGGGAAACTTGCACTTTCCGCCAAGCATGATGATGCTGGTGCTCTCGACCTCTACTACCAGCCACTTCTTGTCAGGGCCGAAGTTGGCGACACCATGATCGCCAGAACCATACAGCCAGCCATGCAGCCCATTGCCGCATTCTTCGGTCGGCGCCCAGTCCGGGCAAACCGCCTCCTCGCCAACGGTCAGCGGCCAGCGGAAACCGTTCTGGCTCTCGCCGTTGGGGCCACAGTTGCGCAGGACAAGCGATGTTTCCTTTTTCTTTGCCATTTTTCTCTCCGGTTAACGTGAATAAGACGCCTCTTCTTCCAGCAGATCAGCGCACCTTGCCTCATCCTCTGCTGCCTCTACTGCCTCTTGGAATACATGGGCAATACTCGACTGAGCAAACAGCGCTTTCAGGACAAGAGCCGTATCGTGCTCATCGAACTTGATGGAGCGGATAGCCTCGCAAATCTCATCGACCTTGGCGCAATGCATCCAATGGGCCGATAATTTGGAGAGCTTGTCCAGGTTCGGCGTCATGGCCTGTTGTTTGAGTACCTCGGGAATCGAGGTAGGCCCATGACATACAGCTTTGGGGAGGCAGGATTTGTGCATGGTTATTCCTTTGTCCGTTGGGCGAGCATGGCGTCAGCGTAGGCATAGCGATCAGCAGCACGCTTGATCCGCCGCGCTTTTAAAATCTGTTCTGCGGTAGGTGATCGCTCGTTTGCACTTGGCAGCCCAAGAATCGTGCAAACTTCGCCCATCGTCATAGCGTTTGTCGTGTAGGCTTCCGGGCAATGCGCCGCGAAGTAATCACGCAGGCTCATGCCTTCCGCGCCATCCCGCAACGGTCCGCCAGTAGTTCCTGGCGTGCGCGCAAAAGCCGGTCCGCCGTCATAGGTGGGCATGGTTATTCCTCGGCACAGGCAATGAAGTGGAGGAGAAGGGCGGCGAATCCGCCCTCGTCGGCCAAACTCAAAGACGGCCCTTCGCCCATACCCGGTCCGCCCGGTACTTCCCATACCCACTTATCGAGGGCGTAATCAAAAAGTTCAGTTTCTACAACCCCAAACACGCCGCAATCTTCAGCGGTTTGTGCCCACTTACGGATTCGTTGAGCTTTGGTCATTGCTGCACCTTGGCGAGAGCGGCGCGGGCTTCTTCGAGGGGGCGCCGACCAACGTAGCCAAAATCTTCGATTTGCTGGACGAGATAGGACAGAGCGCTTACCAATGCGTCATGGCTGTTCACTGCGCGGCAGATGAGGGCGGCGGTTTCCTTTTCTTTGCCGGTCATCCAGAATTCGGCGATGGGATGATTGTTGGCATCGCGAATATCAATCGTCACGCCGCGATCATGAACAGAAAACGGCAACGGGCTAGGCGCCTCTGCTGTTGAGGCGCCGCTAGTCACAGCGGAGCCGTTATTGGATATGCCGTTTGACATTGCTCTCTCCTGGTTAAGCGCATCGTTTAGCGCATGGAGAGATTTAACCACATTCGGTTTAAACTTGCAACCGAATTCGGGTACAAAAGTTGTAACAGAGATAAACCTGAGATTTTTCAGGCGCTTGGAACGATAAAAAGCCCGCGCAGGGCGGGCTATATGGGGCGGTTAGAGGCTACTGAAGGCCGGCGATCTTGCGGGCGGCTTCCTTCAGCTCCTCATTTTTCTGCGCCTCTTGATGGGAAAGAGTCTTGACCGGAAGGTTATCTGGATCAAGGTCCGGCGCCAGGAGCACCCATACGTCTACTTGCAGGGCCTTAGCCAGGTCGGCAAGGGTATCTATATCTGCTGCATTCTCGCCGCGCTCTAGGCGACTCACGGTCGTTTGTGGAACGGACCCAAGATCACCTTGCCGCAGGCCCCGCAGGTTGCGGATGGCTCTCAAATTCTTCGCCAAAAGCTCGCGGGTGGACATGCGCTCACTATATTTGGATTCTCTAACCGAGTGTGGTTGACAGGTATAACCGAATTCGGGTATAAGATGCCTTATGCTCGATTTCAACGCCATTCTACGCCGCCTGTCGGGGCTAAACCGCGAGGACCTCCGCCACATTGCTGACTCCTCCGGGGTGCCTTTTGACACCCTCTTAAAGATTGCCAACGGCGAAACGAAGAATCCACGCGTCCTGACCGTGGAGCCGCTGGTTGCCTATTTTGAGCGGGAGACGGCATGAGGTCGCCAATCCGATCAACGCTTCCTGCACATGACAGGATCATGAATGTGCGCGATTTTTCTTCCGGTTGCAAGCAATCAAAAGGCCTAGGTCGAATCGGCAATTGCGGCGGTGCGCAATGAATGGCGATAAGCGCTCCGCACTGCATGAAATCGTTTGCGCGATTTGCGGCAAGAAGGATTTGCGTCGTGGTTCGAGCAAGAACTGCATGGCCTGTTCTCGTGAGCGCTCCGGCAAGTCCACGCATGTCTCTACTGGAAAGCCAGTAGGGCGCCCACGTAATGCCGCCCCTAAGGTCATCGAGCCGAAGAAAACCTTTTACTGCCTTGAGTGCCGCAATTACCTGCCTATTGAATTGCTGTCTCACAAAAAAGGAAAGGCCTGTTTTTGCGTGGCCTGCGCGAAAAAGATTAAGCGCAGTGTGGCTGGGCACAAAGCAAATCCGCGCCGCGTTTTGAAAAAAACGGCAACAGAAGCGCAACTTAACAATCTGTGCCGCTGGGTCAATAACCATGGCGGCTAAGTTCTCCCCCCATCCCAATGACAGTAGCAGCGTCTCCTCCACGCCACGCACGCTGTCAGCGGCTTTTTTGCCAGCCGTAGGGATGTTTGCGACCGGTTGTTGTCTGCCGGTCGTTTTTTTATT